ATGTAGTTCATAATACTAATACCTATTCTGCTAGTGGGCATTTACTAAATATTTCATCAAAGTCAGAAAGTGCAGAATTAGATGTTGCCAATTTTACAGTTAAACTATCTGCGGTTGATAGTGCTTTTACTTCAATCTTATTAAATAACAATGTCAGTAATGATGAAGTTAATATTGATATTGGATTATTAAACAATACTGATGCCTTAATAGATACATACGAATTTGATAAAGGATTTATTGAAAGTTTTAGAATTAATACCAATAATGGCACAATAGATTTAATTTGTACTTCTCATTTTTCTGATTTCAGCAGAATAGCAGGTCGCAAGACTAATGAAGGTAGCCAACAAAGATTTTTCCCTACCGATAGAGGTTTTGAATTTGCAGGATTAACAGTTCAAGATATTCTTTGGGGTAGAAGTAATTGATTGATGAGGTTATTAGGTTTTTTCAATCTTTTGACCGATACAAAGATACTTCAACAGAATTACTCAATTTCAAATTAGAACCTAGTATTAGTTTAAATCAATATAAAATATTTGGTCATCAAGAAATAACAGGTTTTATGAATTGGGCGTATCTTAATGATGTGATGAAATTAAAGTTTACTAATCACGGAATTATTGACTACGGAAATTGGAAATCTGGTGATAATTTATGCTTCGTTCATTTACTTTGTAGAAAAGATTTGAGAGATATGATTAATTGGGCAAAGAAACATTTTGGTACTGAAATGCAATATGATAAAGAGGTTGTCTGGATTAGAATAAATAAAGATATAGAGAAAGTGATGAGAATTAATAACAAATGGGTGAGGTAGTAGATTTTATAAAAGATGTGACACAAAAGGTTGTGTCTTGGTTTATTGATATCCCAGAAATTCCAGATACTCCAGAAGTAGAGGAAATTAGAGGTACTCAATTAAACAAACAATCTAATAATGCTCAAATCCCTGTTATTTATGGTGAACGTCTAGTCGGTGGTACACGAGTATTTTTAGAAACATCTGGAGCAGATAATCAATATTTGTATGGAGTATTAGTCTTATGTGAAGGTGAAATTAATGGAATTACTGAAGTTCAAGTTAATGATGATGTAGTAGGTTTCAGTCACATTTACGTTGATGTTTTTACTAATCAGTTCACTATACAATCTAACGATAGTAAGTACGGAACAACAATACAAATCCAACCATTTTATGGAACAGATAATCAACCTGTATCTAGTCTTTTATCACCATTAAGTAATTGGACTTCCAATCATAAATTATCTGGAGTTGCCTATGTTGCATTTCGTTTTGAATGGGACAGTGATAAATATACAGGTATTCCTAATATCAAAGTAAAAGTACAAGGTAAAAAAGTATCTACATTTGATAGTGGCGGAAATGAAACAACAGGCGTTTATTCCACTAATCCTGTTTGGTGTTTATTAGATTTTTTAAGAAATGAAAGATATGGAAAAGGCATAGCCGATAGTAATTTAGATATATCTAGTTTTTATACCGCATCTCAAATAGCTGAAACACAAGTCACAGAATATTTTGAAGCAGGTAGTTCCATTAATTTATTTGATTGTAATGCGGTTATTAATACCAACAAAAAAATTATAGATAACGTCAAAGTATTCCTCAAAGGTATGCGAGGATTAATGCCTTATGTTCAAGGTAAATTTAAATTAATTATAGAAAATTCTGGAACTGCAACATTCACCCTTAATGAAGATAATATCATAGGTGGTATTAAATTAGAAAGTGAACGCAAAAATGAAAAATACAACCGAGTATTAATTAACTATATTAATCCAGATAAGAACTACCAAGCAGATACAGTCGTTTATCCAGAAACAGATGCAGAACATCAAACATTAAAAACTGCTGATGGTGGATTTTTACAAGAAGCAAATGTCACTTTAGATACTATTAGTTCACCTTATCAAGCATTAGAATTTGGTAAAATTATTTTAAACAGAAGTAGAAACAATCTGAAATTATCTTTAAGAGCAAATTATCAAGCATTAGATTTGGCTATTGGTGATATTGTTAATGTGACTTCTTCAATTTTAGGAATGACTAATAAACCATTTAGAGTCAGTGGTATGTCTTTAAATGCTGATTTTACTGCTAGTCTATCTTTACAAGAACATCAAGATAGTTGGTATGTATGGGAAGAAAACCAAGAAGTCGCAACCATAGGTGATACAAACTTTCCAGACCCTTTTATTATCCAACCACCTGCTTCATTAACATTAGATGATATTATGGTGGAATATAATGATGGTAGTGTTTTGACAAGATTGTCAGCAACTATTGGTGCATCAACAGATAAATTTGTTAGTGAATATGAAGTAGAGGCAAAACAAACTTTAGATAGGAATGGTGTTGCGGTTGTAGATGAATTTAGAGTTATTGGTAGAGGTACTGCATTAGAATATTTTTTATTGAATGCCATTGATGGTGCAGAGTATCAAGTACGAGCAAGAGCAATTAATAGCATTGGAGTTAAATCTACTTATGTGACTGCATCAAGAATTATTGTTGGGCAAACCGAAGTTCCTAGTGATGTCACAAACTTTTCTATCAATGTAGTGGGCGACCAAGCATTATTATCTTGGTCAGCTATTCCAGACCTTGACCTTGACTATTATCAAATCAGATTTAGTACCGATACAATTACTCCTTCTTGGATAAATTCTTTTGATTTAGTAGATAAAATTGGGCGACCTGCCACTTCAATTACTGTTCCACTTAAAACAGGTAGTTATCTCATTAAAGCAGTGGATAAATTAGGCAACCAATCTGCTAATGAAACTATTGTCACCACTAATATTTCTAGTGTTAATTATGTAGCTGATACTACTATTAACGAACATACAGGATTTACAGGAACTAAAAGTGGCGTTTCTTTAGTCACTATTAATGGAACTAATTATATTGGATTAACTGCAACAGGAACTGTGGGGGTTAGCACAACAAGAGTACCTGCCACTGGAACTTATGAATTTACGAATACCATTGATGTTGGAGCAAAATTAAAAGTTAATTTTACTGCTACAGTGAAACAATTTACTCAAGATGTATCTGAGTTTTTTGATGGTGGCAGACCAGATAGTACAACCTTAATAGATGATGGCAGACCTTCGCCTTTTGATGGTGCATCTGGTGGAAATGCTCATAGTTTATTAGAGGTAGCTACCTCAGATGATAATGTGACTTATTCTGCATATAGTCAATTTGTTGTAGGTGAATATGTTGGTAGATATTTTAAATTCAGAGTAAAGTTTTTATCTGATGATTTAAAAGCAAGGTCATTGATAGAAGAATTGTCTGTATCATCAACCATTCCTACTAGACGAGAAAGCGGAAATGATATTGCAAGTGGTACAGGTGGCAAGACAGTCACTTATAATTATGCGTTTAAAGTTAATCCTGCTTTGGGTATCTCAGCACAATCTTTAGCGAATGGTGACTATTATGTCATTACAGGAAAGAGTACATCTCAATTTACCATTGAATTTTTCAATTCTTCCGATACAAGTATAGACAGAACTTTTGACTACATAGCTGAAGGAGTAGGACAAGTAATAACATAATGAGCCAAGTATCACAAATAACCATTGATAACCAAGCATTTGCTACATTCCGTAGTACAATGAATGCTAGTTTTTCAGCATTAAATTCTGGTCATATTGGCAGTTCAAGACCAAGTTCAGCAGAAGCAGGTACTATTTGGCTAGATAATTCTGTGGCTAATACAATCACTATGAAGCTATTTGACGGAACAGATGATTTAACTTTATTCTCTGTTGCCACTGATACCAATGTAGTGACCTTACCTGCTACAGTGACAATAACGGAAGCTGACCCAACAGCTATTCCCTTTGCGATTGCGTTAGGATAAAAATATGGCAAATAATTTTTCAGTAATAGAAACAACTCTAACAGATGCAACAAGCACTGATATTGTATCTACAACTGCTAACAAACAGATTGTAGTCGGATTAAATATTGCAAATACAGGAACATCATCTATTGATGTAGATATTGTTTTAAATGATGGCTCAAATAACTTTAATGTAGTTAAAGATGTATCAATTCCTGTTAATTCTAAAGTAGAAATAATTAAAGGAAAGTTAGTTCTAGGAAGTGGATATTCACTAACTGCTCAGTCAAGTGCATCTGGTGGTGATTGCGATATTATCGTTTCCCTACTAACTGATGTAGCTTAATGAGTGCCGATACAAACGATATTTATTATGTAGGTAGCAGAGCAGGAACAGATGATGTTGATGTTCTACATAAATCAACAATAACAAAATCCCTAGTTATCCCCTCCGATAGTAATGCCTTAATGGTAGGCACAGTCACTATTGAGGGAACAATAACAGTAGATGGAACATTGGTGATAGTATGACAATAGAATTTGACGGACAGAATAATAAATTAGGAACAACCACTGCTGATAGTGTCACGATTAAAACAAATGACACTGATGCAATCACTGTTGATACATCTCAGAATGTACTAGTAGGTAAGACTACAACCACTAGAACTGATGTAGGTTCTGAAATGCGACCTAATGGTTTTATTCGTGGTACTAGAGAAGATGGTCATCCTTTTGATGTTGTAAGAACTAATAGTGATGGCGATATAATGAAATTTTATAGAGATGCAGGACAAGTCGGACAAATAACTGCATATACCACTGGCATATCAATTAATCTCGGTGGTACAGGTAGTGCCAATGCCTTAGATGATTATGAGGAAGGTACTTGGACACCTATATTTAAAGGTGATGGTGGCGACCCTACTTGTACTTATGATATTCAAGGTGGAAAATATATTAAAATCGGACAACAAGTAACAGCTTGGTTTACTTTAGGAACTGATGCTTCTAGTGGAGGTAGTGGAAATTTGAGAGTTGGTGGAATACCATTTACACCAGACCCAAGTGGAGACTATGGTGGAATACTTACATCTGAATATGGTTTTGCTACCACAGGAACTATTAAAAGATTAGGAAATGGAAATGCAAATGGTGTAAGAGTTGATGATGATGAAGGTACTGCTGTCACAGTTTCAATCTTAGGTACTGGAACTAATGATAACAGATTATTTGGTACAATAGTATATTATACAGCATAAGGAGTAAAACAATGGCAATAACAAAAGAAACACAAATCGCTAAAATAGAAGTCGTAGGCGAACACAAAGCTGTGCAAATTGCTACTGATACAGTCATCAAAGAAGATGGTGTAGAGTTATCAAGAAGCAGACACAGAAAAGTAGTTCACCCAGACCAAGATATTACAGGCGAAGATGCAGAAGTACAGGCAGTCTGTAATGCTGTTTGGACTGACGAAGTCGTATCTGCGTGGAATACTTTTAAAGCCTCACAATCTGAGGTATAAAGAATTATGTCTGTTTTAAAAGTAGATGAATTACAATCCAGAACTTCTGGTAATAGAATAACCTTACCAGATGTCAATAATTATCCACCTTACAGAAATTTAATTATCAATGGTGATATGTCTATTGCACAGAGGGGTACTTCTACAAGTGGGATTACAGGAAATGGTTATCACACAATAGACAGATTTCAGACTATAAATACATCTTTAGGAACTTGGACACAATCACAATCAACTGATGTTCCAAGTGGTCAAGGTTTTGCAAAGTCATTAAAAATGGATTGTACCACTGCTGATGCAAGTCCTGCAAGTAGTGATTTGTTGCAATTAAGAACTGCTTTTGAAGGTCAAAATTTACAACAATTAAAATTTGGTACTTCTAGTGCTGAAAGTTTAACATTATCTTTTTGGGTAAAATCTAACAAAACAGGAACATATACAATGGTGTTCTTTCATAGAGATGCAACAAAACAATTTTCTAAATCTTATACAATCTCATCTGCTAATACTTGGGAAAAGAAAACCATAACTGTAGTTGGGAATACTGCTAATGGTATTGATAATGATAATGCTAAGAGTTTTGATATTTGGTTTAATTTAGGTGCAGGGAGTAATTTTACATCTGGTAGTTTATCATCTAGTTGGGAAGCTGAAACTGAAGCAAATTATGCAGTCGGTCAAGTAAACCTAGCTGACAACACAGCTAACGAATGGTACATCACAGGAATACAACTAGAAGTCGGTACATCAGCTACTCCCTTTGAGCATCTACCTTATGATGTGAATTTAAATAGATGCTATAGATATTTTTTTAAACAATCTTCACAAACTGGACAAGGGTATCAATCAAATGTTAATGACCAGTATCGGAGGTTTACTATTTTTTATTCAGTTCCAATGCGTACAACACCTTCTGTTTCAAACGCTGTTTGGGGTCCAACTGGAAGTCCAGGAAGTCAATATGTAACTACGACTTCATTCCAAATGTACAATAATTATGGCAATACAACAACGGAGGGTTCTACTCTTAGTTACACACTTGATGCGGAGTTATAATGATTAATACAGTAGAAAAAATATATTTAAACGGAACTTGGACTAATATTTATAAAGTAATCTATATAAATGGTGAAATTTTAGATGTTCCTCACAACGAAGCAAACCGACACTACCAAGAAATACTAGAATGGGTAGCTGAAGGAAACACAATTACAGATAATGGAGGTGGTGAGTAATGGAAAAAAATTGCCTACATTGTGAAAATATATTTACTGTTATTAATAAAAATAAAAGATTTTGTTCAGAGAGATGCCAACAAAACAAATGGAGGAAAGATAACAAAGAAAGAGTGTTAAAAACAAAAAAAGAATATAAAGAAAAAAATATTGATAAGTGGAAAAAATATCATTCTAAATATTATCAAGACAATAAAGAAAAATTATTATCAAAAAATAAAGAATATAGATTACAAAACTTAGATATAATTAAAGAACAAAATAGATTAAATTCAAGAAAATATTATTTGAATAATATTGAATATTGTAAAAATTATCAAAAACAATGGCGAGAAAATAATCCAGAAAAAAATAGATTAAAAGAAGCAAATCGCAGAGCAAGAAAATTACAAGCGACACCTAGTTGGGCAAATATGGAAAAGATTAAAGAAATATATTTAAATTGTCCTAAAGGGTATCACGTTGACCATATAATTCCATTAAAAGGCAATACAGTTTGTGGTTTACACGTTGAAAATAATTTACAATATTTAAAAGCAACTGAAAATATCAGAAAGGGGAATAAATTTTGTCAAGCATAATCAAAGTTAATGACATTCAAAACACATCTGGTGCTAATATCATTAATGAAAGTTCTAATACGATAACCATTGGTGCAAGTGGTGATAATATAATTATCCCAAGTGGTGCTACGATTACTAATAATGGAACATCAGTAGGATTGGGTGGCGTAAATACTCCTGCTTTTCTTGTTTCAGGTGGTGGTGCAGTGACAATTTCAGATGATACTTGGACTAAAATACAATTAGGAACTGAAAATTTAGACACAGACAACGCTTATGATAATGCAACAAATTATAGATTTGCCCCAACTGAAGCAGGACAATATTTTGTGTTTGCAGGAACAAAAGTAAATGCAAATCAAGTAGGCGAATTAAGAGAGGTATATCTAGCTATCTATAAAAATGGCAGTATTCATACTATGTTGCACGAAGAAAATTTAAATAATGCTTTTGATGAATACAGACGAGAAGCAAGTGGTAGTACAATTATTGATATGAATGGCACATCAGATTATTTAGAATTATATGTATATATAAATAATACTACTGGCTCACCTGCTTATACTGGTAGTGGTGTTAAAGGAACAAGATTTGGAGCATATAAATTAATAGGAGCATAATATGGCAGGTTTAAATTCAAAAATAAAACAGTATGTAGGAAGCGAAGTAGATTTTAAATCTGATGTAATTTTACAAGATGACGGACAGGGTGCTTACATTAAAGAATGGAACTTAGATATTCCACAACCTACTCAAGCACAACTAGACGCACTAGAAACACAAGCAGATATTTATGAAAGCAATCTTCAACAAGATGCAAAACGCAAATCCGAGTATGGAACTTGGGAATTTCAATTAGATGAAATTTATCACAATGGCGTAGATGCTTGGAAAACAAGAATACAATCCATTAAAGACAAATATCCAAAACAATGAACTTAGATAGCAAAACAATCGGTATTATTATGGCGATAGTCATTCAATCAGTATCGCTAGTTTGGTTTATATCTAAAATGGATAGCAGAATAGCCAATAATGAAAGAGATATGCAACGCATTATGGAAATGCACAAAGATTATGATAAAATGCAGAAACAAATAGACCGAATATCTTGGCTATTAGATGCAGATGCTAGAACAAATTAAGGAGGCGTTATGGCTACAGAAAAAGAACTACAAAAACAATTAAGAGAAGTTAAAAGAGAAGTAAGAGAATTAAGAGAACATAATAAGTTCTTATTAGATAGATTAGAAAAAGCACACGAAAGAAATGCGGAAGTTAGAAAACAAATGATGACTATGACCTTTGAAGATGTTATCAAAACGCAAAAAGAATTAGCTGACTATCAAGACAAGATTAAAAAAGACAAAGAATTAATGGAAGCATTTGACAAACAAGCACAAATCAAACTAGGCGAACTAGGTGCATAATGGCTAATATGACGAAGTTAGAAATTGGTGAAAAGGTAGAAGTCCTTATTACCAAACTAACCGTTATGGAAGAAAAAATAGATAACCTTCAAGAAGGATTAGCTAACGCTAATAGAAAAATAGAAGATTTAGATACTTCAATTAAATATGCCAAAGGCGGATTAAAGGTATTAGTCGTGATTGGAACAGTCACCGCTATTCTTGTGGGATTTGTCAAATTACTAGGTGTTATTAAGTGACCTTAAAGGCAATATTCCTTGTGGGATATTTTTGCTACAATTCAGTTTGTATCTCAGTTAATGAAAAACATAAGTCTTTAGAAGATTGCCAAAATCAAGGAACTAAACTACACTTTTTAATGAAAGAA